AAACAAAAACAGACAGCGTAAACCCCAAACCATCAGAAAGGAGCTTCGCATTAACCTAATCGAAAGTCACCATCATGACCAACATTATCCCAAGCCGTGGCCGCCCAGGCGTGACTCTAATCATGTCTGTTCGCAGGCAACTGACCGAGTCCGACCTGATCGACATGGCCACCGACCCTGCGCCAAAGGTCGCCCAACCCATTATCCAACGACTGCGAGCGTCACATCACGCCATGGCCCGCCATCTCGCCATGGGCAAGTCAGTAAAGGAAGTCGCCCTCCTATGTAGCCGAACCCCCCAACGTGTGTCCGACCTCCAAAAAGACCCCGCATTCAACAACCTAGTAACATACTATCATGAAGAATTTACCGACACTGTGATAGACCAAGCTCAAACTGTCCAAGAAACCATAACTGACATCGCGCAAATGTCTGCGGACGCAATCCATGACCGTCTCGAAGACCCCGAAATCCTCAAAACCATCCCCATCGGCGAATTGCGCCAACTCATGACTGCAGCTGCCGACCGTACCGTAGCTCCACCCAAGCAAGCGACCCCACTAGTCCAACCCCCAATGCAAGTGACTTTCAACATGGGGCCGAACAACCTGCGACCGCAAGAAAAACAACCAATCGATGTAACCCCCAACGACGAAGAAAGCTAACGCCATGACCACCATCATATCCGCCCACCGGATTAAACAAGTATACCGACCCTCGCGATCCCAAAAACCGGGCATCGTCCTCGGACTGCGTTACGAACGTCGCTTCCGACAAGAACTCGAAAAGCTATTCGACTCAAACCCCAACCTACGCGTCGAATACAATCCTTGGTTCTTCTATCGCCGTGCCGACGGCTACACTGGCGCCTGCTCCCCCGACATCCTCCTTCACGACGACGAACTCGGTATGACCTGGGTAATCGAGGTAAAGTATACATGGGTCGCAGAAGCTGACTCCAAGCTCCGTGACCTCTACTGTCCCGTCGTAGAGCTTGCCCTCAACCGAATAACGGAGCCCCTCGTCGTGGTCAAACGTCTGACTCCCGAGGCGCCCATGCCACGGTTGGGCCTGTTGCTGTCGAGTACCTCTAAACTTTATCAATGGACGGAGGCCAATCCCATCGCCCTCTAACCCGCGAACCTTGACGACTGACCAATTAAGTCAGATAGAAGGGCTAAGCCATGATACTGAATGAGGCTCATGTCTGTACTCGCAAGGGTGGCTCAACTATTCTACCCAACAGTCAGTTGGTCCAGCACGAGGCGACGGTTAACCTCGCCCACAGCCTATGGCGACGTGCTCAGCAACAAGCAACCAAGGCCAAAGTTAACTGACTTTAATTTTGGCGGGCTTGTGGTGGTTGTGCTGCTATTGCTTGTTGTATGTCATCGCGTGAGGTGCCCTGTGTGACTTATGGAGTCAGACTTATCCACAGGGCCTGCCCTCAATCTAACTTGACGTAACAGCCTTCCTGGCTGGTGGCCTACACAACTGGGTGGTTTTACGTCGTGACACGGGGGTCTGCTGTCATGACGGATCATGTATTCGCTATACAGTCCTGGCTCGAATGGGCGGGAGCCAGGCTTATTGCTATGCCCGAACCAAGGATCAAACCCGCTGAACCGAGAGTCATATGGCCCGACTACGCACAAGACAGCCACGAAGTAACGACGTTCAGAGGCAAGCTGAGCTTGCGGGCGGCTGCTCCGGCGAAGGACGAAGTTGCGATGGTGGACAAAATCCTGTTGTTACCCAATATCTGCTCGTTGCCCAATGTGCGGCGTGTTCTGCAAGTCCGTGCGCTTGTCCACCCGATCAATTACCGACACTTGTATTCCTGGGCGCGTATTAGCAAGCTCTTGCATACGAGTAACTATCAGGTCAAGTCGTGGCACCAGAAGGGCCTGATTGAAGTCGCGAGCAAAACGCCTAAGAGCACGTTATGCGAAATAAAGTCGTTCATGGAGGAGCGACTTTCCTGAGATGGCCATGCATACTATATGGCTGTTGCTTCACAACCTAGGGTAATTTCCCCTTGCTATCCTAGGTATCGCACTATATAGCTTGATGTACGCTGAAAGCACAGGTCTGCTTGCTTACCGACTCTGGCAATCCCCCTACCTTCGAGGGTCGGTAAGTTTCCCCCAGCGCACGGTTCTGATGGTTGGGGTTTCGCGTGGGTTACGCGGTCCAAAACTAAGCCGGCGAAGTTTCACGACTTCCCGGCTTTTCTTTTGCGGAGACTGCGATGGTCATCGAGATCCTATTAGTCGTGGACTTGTTCTTATGGTTCTTGTCGCTCCTCCCAGTCCCACAGGTGAGTCCATTCACTTGGGCCAGTGGTTGGTTAGCGTGGATTGCCGTCCTGCTAGTTACTCTGTTCTTGTTTATGCCTGGTATGAGATAGCGACGTGGAATACGTCCGTCCATACCTTTATCCAAAACAAAGTGACGCTTTCTTTCTGCCCATTAGATACATTCTTTGCGAAGCCTCAACAAAAGCTGGAAAGACTGTAGGGGCCATTGCCTGGATACTTGAAGAAGCCTTTAAGCTTGGTTCAGGTCAGAATTGTTGGTGGGTAGCGCCTGTGTCAAGTCAGGCCGAGATCGCTTACCGACGTATAAAGAACAACCTGACCAAAGGTTCGTTCACCTCGAAAGACTCCCCGACACCAGTCATAACCTTGGCCCATGGGCCTATGATCTGGTTTAAGTCCGGTGACAATCCCGACTCGCTCTTTGGTGAAGATGTATTCGCAGCCGTTGTCGATGAAGCGTCGCGCTGTAAAGAAGAGTCGTGGTATGCGCTTAGATCAACTCTTACCGCAACTCAGGGTAAGTGCCGCTTTATTGGAAACGTCAAGGGGCGGAAGAACTGGTTTTATCGTCTCGCTCGACTGGCAGAGTCCGGCGACTGGCCAGACGCACGATATATCAAGATTACTGTACTCGACGCTATTGAAGCGGGCGTCATTCCACAATCGGAAATCGAGGACGCCAGGCTCACGCTGCCCGAGGACGTCTTTCGTGAACTCTACATGGCCGAAGCGTCCGATGATGCCGGAAATCCTTTCGGACTCTCGCATATCCAAGCCTGCGTTGGACGTCTATCTGATGCTCCGCCTGCTGCGTTCGGTATTGATCTTGCGAAGAAACACGATTACCTTGTGGTCATTGGTTTGGACGCTGAGGGCAAAACCTGCGTTTTTCAGCGTTGGAAAGGTCTACCCTGGCGGCAAAGTATACGGCGTATCCACGAGATTGTCGGCGAGGATGTGCCGGCACTTGTCGACTCGACGGGCATCGGCGACCCGATCCTTGAGGAACTCCAAGTCGGTCATGGTAATTTCAGCGGATACATGTTTTCTCAGGTCGGTAAGCAACGGCTCATGGAAGGCTTGGCCGTCTCGATCCAAGGCCGCGAAATCACGTTTCCAGACGGCCCTATCAAGTCAGAGCTGGAGTCGTTTGAGTACGAATATACCAGAACGGGTGTCCGTTATTCTGCACCCGAGGGCCTGAACGATGACTGTGTATGCTCACTGGCACTAGCGAGGGAGCGTTGGACAGCAGTATCTCCTGGCCAAAATCTGATACACTACTATGCTGATGCGGCGAAGCAAGCTACTGACGACTCAGAGGTCCGCGAGGAAGAAGAAGACTTTGCCAATCGATTTGCCAAACGGCCCGCGCCAGCGGTGTTCGACAACGAGCTTACGCAGCTATACCTTTCGACGTTGGCACAGTATGAAACCGAAGATAATGTCTGCGCCCGCTGTGGCACTCGTGTTACTAATGATCGCATTAGTGATGGCGATCGCGTATGGCATACACATTGCAGATTAGTAGGTTTTGTTTAAGCTGGTTTCTAGGCGACGGTAGTACATTGTGTTTGGGGGTTATCACTTAGGGCGAGTCAGAGCCGCCCTTTTTTGTTCATAGTCGAAGAAAGGGATCTATAATGACAATAGGAGGATATATATGGCTGACAGGTGGACCGGAACCGTCGACACCACAACCTGGTGAAGGTCAAGAGCCGCCACCTGCAGTCAAAGAGCCTGACGATGGCTCAACGGAGGCTCAAGAAGACGAAGAGAAACAAGAGTAGCCGACGCCTACATTGACCCCTAACTATTGGAGAATTGATTATGGCAGGAGTTCCTGTTACCATTCGCGGTCGGATGTATCGTTCAGGTCTTCATGTCGGTGGCGGGCCAATGCCACCTGGCGAAGGTGGTGAAGGTGGTGGTGGTGAAGAGCCGCCGTTGGGCATCTGGGGCGGTGCGAATGAAGGTTATCCTACGCATCCGATTGTGTTGCCTCCTGGATTTGCTCCCGGACTTTCGCCGGAACATCCCATTGTTATTCCGCCTCCTCCCCCGTTGGGTATCTGGGGTGGGGCGCCGCCACCCTACGTCGATATCGGACTGCCAGGACCGCAACCACATCCTGAGCACCCGATTGTCATTCCTCCTGACCTTGACATTTGGGGGCCAACCGACCCAAGGCCAACTCACCCAATTGTGATCCCGCCGCCTACCGTTACCAATCCTCCAACACCGACGCATCCGATTGTCATTCCGCCGGATGCACCGCCAGAGGTATTGGACAAGTGGGATGTGGTGGCTTATTGGACGCCAGCAGGTGGTTGGGGCGTGGCCATTGTGCCTGGTGAAGGTCACGACGCGCCTATCGTAACCCCAAGTGGGACTGCCAAACCCTAATGTGCTGAGGTCCGGTGGTGGCTGAGCAATTTTCTGTTTGGCCACTACCATGACCCAAAACAACGGCGACAATGTCGTAAGTAAATATCATCTTTGGCGGGTTGCGTTCATAGTTGTTGGCGTTTTGATTTCGACTATTGGTTATTTAATAGAGCGACGACTTGCTAGCATAGAAGACCACATTTCTACGTTAGATAACAGAGTCGACATAGCTGCTGCAAAGTCTGAGTCCAATTCCGATCTTTTGAAATACCTATATAACGCTGTGATACCAAAGGGGCCTTAGCTTAGGGGAACAACGTCTTGGCTGGGATGAGCTACGATGAGTTCCGACAAGAGATGCAACAGCTCACCAAGGCTACCAGGTACACTGGCCGTGAAAGTCCAGTTAGCCCTGGCGCTGGCCTCATGGGTCGTAGTGGCCCTCATTCTCCGACTCGTAGCCAGCAGTCTCCTCCTTTCGCAGGCGACGCCTACCGGCACCCTGGGTACACACCAGGCAGTCGGAGTTATGGAGGGACGACAGGTCTACCGGCTCCCGGAAATGTAGGCGGGCCATCTCGTGACTCGAAATACTTTGGCGAACGACCGGCGGAGCCGGTGCCGTGGGTCGACGACGTCGACATGGAGTCGAACTGGTTCAGTCCGTTTCAGCCTGTGTGGCCATTTGGGCCGCCGAACGTTTCGCGACCTCGGGAGTGGGATTATCCTGTTGGCTATAACATTAATTATATTCCCCAACGAGTTGAAACAATGGGCATGTTGCGAGGTATGGCCCGAACCTGGGGAGTCCTGTCTACGATCATCGCGACCCGTCAAGACCAGCTGTTACGCATTCCATGGACCATACAAAACAATAACAGACCTCGTAGCCGGTCCGCTGGTGTCGACCACATGCAAAAATTCTTCCGTCGTCCTGACGGCAAATTACACTACGCTCAATGGAGCCGCAAACTCACATATGACTTACTTGAACTCGACGCCCCCTGCATATACTTTAGTAAGGATCGAGCCGGACGACCCATTACCGCTGAAGTCATAGACGGCGCCACGATATTTCCCCTGATCGATGATGCTGGCCGAACCCCTGAGTCGATAATCGAGTTTGGTGACGACGGCAGCATAGACTACATTAAGCGTCAGCCAGCGTTCCAGCAAATAATCAAAGGTCAGCCAATGACCGATTTGGACGAGACGGAGCTAATGTATGTTCCGATGCGTCCGAGGCCGGACCAGCCCATGTATGGCTATCCCGCGACTGAACAAATCCTCATCCAAGCATCTGAAGCAATCCGAAAGAATTTCTACCAACTCGGATACTGGGAGTCGGGAACGATCCCCGACTTGATCGTGACGGTGCCCGATGTTTGGACGCCACGTCAGATCGCTATGTTCCAAGCCCATTTTGACGCTCTGCTTAGTGGCAACCTCAAACTCAAGTCCAAGGTGCGTTTTCTGCCTGGTGGCATGAAACCTTTCGACATTAAGAACTCGTCTGGCGAAAGCCTTTGGTCAGAACGTGATGAAAACCTTATCCGACTAGCATGTTACGCTTATTCTGTGTCGCCCGCACCGTTTATTAAGATGCTTAATCGGGCGACTGCCCAGAACGCACAGCAGATGGCAGAAGAGGAAGGTCTGTATCCGCTAATGTCGTACTGGAAAGACTGTATTATGGACCCCATAATTCAGGAACGCTTTGGCTACGAAGACGTTGAGTTCGTTTTCTTACCGCGTCCTGAGCCCGATGAAGAGAAACAGGCCAAAATCCACGACATGCGAATTAAGAATGGCGAAATCACAATTAACGAAGCTCGGGATGAATTGGGTTTGGAGCCAACTGACGATGGCGACACCCACTTAATTTATATTGGGGCGACCGTGGTTCCCCTTTCTTCAGCGGTCGCTGGCAAAGCCTTGCCCATGCCGGGTGGGGACGGCCCGCCACCTGGTGCTGACAGCGGAGGTTCGGGGAGTAGGCCCCCGTCGAACACCCAAAATCAGCCCCAGCGTGGCGCCAAACAACCGGGGGCGAAAACTCAAGTCGACAAGCCCGACACCAAACCTGACAACAAGCCTGTGTCGAAGCCTGCTGCTAAGCTTGGGGGATTTATCGACTTAGCCAAAGTTACACCTGAGCAAATGGCCCAGGCTAACGCTGACGCTAGTGGTGACCTCCATGACAATTCCAACGCCCGTCTCCATGCTGGAAATTATCCAAAGGGCCATATTTCATTTCAGGGATTACCAATCTCTATTGAAAATTCTCCGGGAAGCATACGGGGACACCGTTCTGGCGATAGTGTTGATTGGCAGACTCGTCTTCCGACTTCTTACGGGTATATTCGTGGTACTGTTGGTGCTGATGGTGACCAGCTTGATGTCCTGGTTGGCCGGGAACTAGACAGTCAGACTGTGTTTGTCAGCGATCAGAACAAACTAAGCGACAAGAAGAAGAAATACAAAGGTTTCGACGAGCACAAGATATTTCTTGGCTACACAAATCTCAAAGCCGCGCTCCGTGATTATCTCAAAGCAAACTCTGATGGTATGGGTCCAAAGCGCCTAGGGACTGTAGTTCAGATGTCGATGGGCCAGTTTAAGGATTGGCTCAGGTCGGGTGAAACCCATGCTGCTATCGAAGATCAGAGATATGGTCAAGTGGTTCTGGAAAACGGAGCCCTTAAAGCCGCCCGAGCCGGAGCCGAAGTCGCTAAAGCCGACACCATCAGCTCCAGCACCGGACTCAACTACTACGACCAGACCACGGCGACCCCGCGTAAGAAACGGAATAAGAAGAAAAAAAGGACCACCGTCAGACCCGGGCCGCGGTGGCTTATGAGATACCAACCGCTGACGACTAAGGAAATCAGCTGATGGCCGATACGGATACAGTCACTCGTACCGACTTAGGTGCCGCCCGAGTACATTACGAAGGTGCCAACATCAGCATTCAAACAACTGTGCCTAACGACCCGAGTGGGACGTGGCGTCAACGTCTGTATGCTAACCTAGGTGTTTGTGTCGGGTCGCCAGAGGGCGGCGACATGGGGCCAGGCAACCTCAACGTCGAAGGCAACATCTACGTCAATGGCGAACTGTTTGCCGGGTCGAGTGGCGGAACTGAAGGGCCACCAGGGCCACCTGGTGCTACAGGTCCACAGGGCGATCCAGGACCACCGGGTGCCGACTCTACAGTGCCTGGTCCACAAGGTCCAGTGGGGCCTGCCGGTCCCGTCGGACCCATTGGGCCGCAGGGCGACCCTGGAGTCAGTAACGTTCCCGGCCCGCAAGGTCCAACTGGCCCCGTTGGATTAGCCGGACCTCAAGGCCCGCAGGGTATCCCTGGTGCTGATGGCGCAGTCGGTGACGTTGGCCCCACGGGTGCTATGGGTCCGCAAGGCAACATGGGTCCGCAAGGGACTCAGGGTCCACAAGGTCCACCTGGTAATGACGGTGCCCAGGGCGTCCAAGGTATTCAGGGTGCGCCAGGAACAAACGGTGCAGCAGGTCCGCAAGGCCCTGAGGGTATCCAAGGTCCAACTGGCGGCAGTACGTCACTGTTTCAATATAATTTTAACTCTGGAACGACCGCGCCACCTGCCGACGGCGAAATCAGGTTTAATAATGCGACTCAAGCCCAAGTAACAATGGTCTACGTTGCTCATTTGACCGAAACAGGTACTGACGTAACCAATTTCATTCAAGCCATTACGACGCAAGCAAGATTGTATTTTCAGGATCAAGATAGCTCTGCCAATTGGCAACGATACCAAGTTACGGCCGACCCAGTCAATATGGGAACCTACGAACAGATAGCCGTAGCTTGGGTTAGTGGCGGTTCACCAGTTTTAGCCAGTAGTGGTGGTGGCGCTCGCGCCTTGACAACGATATTTCTTGGAATAGAGTCCGAGGGTGCGCAGGGTCCAGCCGGACCTCAAGGCCCAGTGGGACCAGCCGGGCCAAGTGGTGCAGTCGGTAGCCAAGGTCCACAAGGAATACAGGGGCCTGGTGGACTACCTGGCCCAACAGCAGTCAGTGCCAACTCTGGCAACACAGCTACGTTAGGTAGTGACGGTCTTATCTTTGTTCCGTTAGCACCAGCAGGGTCTAACTCTATCCCTGCTATGAGCACTGGGGCTGGGTCAGCTGGCGTCGCCAACAGTTGGTCGCGTGGGGATCATTTCCATCCGAGCGACTCGGCAAAGGTAGGAGTTACGCCGCCAACCAATGCAAGCAACGCTACCGCTGGCAACGTAGGTGAAGTCATATCGCTCAGCGTTACAAGTAATGTGCCGCTAACAACGAACACTACCGTTAACATTGGCATATTGGCCCTTACCGCGGGCGATTGGGACGTTTGGGGCATCGGTACTATAACTCCGTCAGCTGGTATGACATTGGCCGCTATCGGCATTGGTACTGCATCGGCAACGTTGCCGACGGCGAACCAAGTCGCTCAGGGTCAAGGAACGTTACACAGTCTGGGCCTTACGTTTACTAATGCTATCGCACAGACGTTGCCCACGGCAGCTATGCGGGTTAACGTCAATGTAGCGACCAACATATACCTGACCGCACGAGCTACCTTCAGCAGCGGCACAGTCAACGCAACGGGCTATGCTTGGGCAAGGCGAGTCGCAAGAGCATGACATGACCCCATTTGATTTTACCAACATGGGCAATGACTTCCAGCGGCAAGGTGCGTTCCAAAACGCACAAAACTGTTATGAGCAAGCTGTTCGTCTCGACCCGAATTATTTACCAGCGTTAGCCAATCTGGCGACTGTATTGTCGCTGCTTGGTAAGCTTGAGGTAGCCACGACAATATTATACCGAGTCACAGAACAAGCCCCAAATGATCCCGACCAGTGGCTAGCGTTAGGCAACGTCCTTATGAAGCGAGGCCGCCTGGTCGAGTGTATGCCAGCATTGACAATGGCCCTCAATCTGCGGCCTGAGAACCCCGACATTCATGGTAACTTGGCCGCAGCAGCCTATCGCCGACGTGACTACGAGTCGGCTCAAAGCTCTCTAGAGCATGTGCTGTCGCTGGGCCAAAACCATCATTCAGTTTATTTTGATCTAGCCCACGTCAAGCTGGCCCAGGGCGACCTAGAGGCTGGACTTAAGTTATATGAATATCGTTGGCACACGTTGGTTCATGGTCCAGCATGGGACCACCACATACCAGAATGGCAAGGCGAAGACATAACCGACAAGCATATTCTTGTTCATGCAGAGCAAGGCTTTGGTGACATGATTATGTTGAGTCGGTTCGTTAGCTGGATCAAAGCCAAGCGAGTCACAGTAGCTGCGCCATCGTCAATGGTAGACTTGTTTGAAACGCAGCCAATCGGTGACGAAACAATCGACATTGACGATCTTTCACCTGACTCAAACATGATTTATGACTTTCATACGCCAATGTTTTCCATGCTACGATGGCTCGGTGTAACGAAGGCCGACATCGACCCCAAGTCATATATGGTTGCGCCAGCCAAAGGCCCTATTGTCCCTAAGACGGGCCGATGTAACGTCGGTATCTGTTGGGCCTCCGGAAACCATAGGGACAAACAATCTGGCTGGCGGCGCCGAGTTACTGACTTGAAGATGTGGCTTTTTCTCGCAGAGATACATAACGTCCAGCTATGGTCGCTACAACGAGATACTGGGACCGAAGAAATCGAAAATCTTGGTGCAGGCGGCCTCATTACCGACGTTATGCCGCAGATTACGTCGTGGGCCGACACCGCCAAGCTCATCAGTCAGCTAGATTTAGTCATTTCGGTCGATACTGGAGTCGCACACCTGGCCGGCGCCCTCGGAACCCGATGTTGGATGCTAAGCCAACGCAGTCCCTGTTGGCGTTGGTGGAATATTGGCTTCAATTCGGGGCTGCCCTGGTATGACGACTTTAGTATTCTTTGGAGATCTGACGAGAACTGGCTAACGATGCTCTCTGACTGCTGGGAAGAATTGAGACAAGGAAGCAACGTTCCGAAATCAACCTGCTTTAACGAGGAGAATTGAAATGGCGTCAATGGTAAAGTCCGGCACGCTACCGACTCAGATCTACACGATCACCGATATGGTGGGCGGCCAAGCCATTGTGACTTTAACCGTCAACACGATCACTGGAAATGTGGTGGCGCTCAGCGGCTCGGGGAACCTCCACGCTGACGGCATGGCTATGCTGTCAACGCTCATTTTGGAGCTTCAAACTCAGCTGGTTCCGTAAATTGTGGCAGACATCCCGATCCGAAGTGAACCCTATATGGGCAAGGTTGCGTCTCGTTATCGCGACCGGCCATCACTTGAACAGGAGTGCGATGTCTGCCAACTGTTCACTGCTGACAGTGCAGTAGTTTCTGGAACGATACCGACTGGAACCTGTCAACTGGTTATAGGTCGTGTATATAACCAGGGCTGGTGCAAATATTTCACCCGCATAATTACCGACACAGGAGCACCAATGATCGCACCAGCCCGAGGAGTAGCAGCGACGGTCGTTGGATTGTTGCTGCTGTTGACGTCATGTGCCAAACCGCCCGAACCAGTGCCAGTCCCTATTGGGCCGCCCCCTCCACCACCAACTGTGGTTCAAATCCCGCCGCCGATACCCGAGCCTGGGCCGTTGGTCGGAACCTACCGTCATCACCGATATCATTATTACCGGAGTCATGGGTATCGGCACGTCTATCACCGTCCTGTGAACCTACGTCGCCACGTTAGGCCGCATAGGACTTCGAGTCAACCGCAGTAGGAGCAACAGTCATGTCTTTCGCCGCCTTCAATATTGTGCCATCGGACACCATTAACCTCCCCGGTGTTACGGTGGGGGGACTGTATGTTGGGGGCGCTGGCAACCTGACTGCTCAACCTGCGGCTGGCGGGCCGGCGGTGGTCCTCACCGCCGTTCCTGCTGGAACCACCATTCCCAACTTGGTCGTGAATAAGGTCTTTGCAACTGGAACCTCAGCAACTAGCATTGTTGGGTTCCCTAGCGTGAATATGTAGCGATGCAAGTCCACGACGAGCCAATGTTGCAGTTCTTCACGTATGAGCATTTGCGTGAAGACTTAAAGCCAGTTAGCAAAGCCTTTGGCGACCTAGCCGAGCAAGTCGTCAAAATGTTGCCAAGGAACCCCGAGCGGACGGTAACGCTTCGTAAGCTCCTAGAAGCCAAAGACTGCGCTGTTAGGGCAGCTCTTTATGAAGGTTAGTAACATTGCCATATAACACCGTCACAGATTTGCCGCCTGCTGTTAGGCGGCGTTTTCGTAATAAGCCTAAGCGCCAACGTCAGTTTATGCATGTATTCAACAGTGAATTTGATCGGCATGGTGACGAGAGTCGGGCCTTTGCCGGGGCTTGGTCTGCCGTTCAGAAAGGATCTGCGATGGACAATTTCTCATTCTTCCTGCCGATCACCAAAGTCGACAAAGATCGACGCACCGTTTCTGGCTACGCGAGTACGCCGACCCTCGATCTGGACGGTGAGATTGTGTCACTCGACGCCGTCAAGAAAGCCCTGCCCGGTTATTGGGAATGGCGCAATATTCGCGAAATGCACACGAACTCCGCCATTGGTGTCGCCAAGGAGGCCAACGTTGATGGAACGGGACTCTTCCTTACGGCTAAGATCGTCGATGAGGATGCCTGGCAAAAGTGTCTCGAACAAGTCTATAAGGGTTTCTCGATTGGCGGCAAAAAACTCGCCAAGACTGGCAACACGATTACAGATATCGACCTCGTCGAGATTTCCGTCGTTGATCGACCTGCAAACCCGGACTGTCGCTTTTCAGTCAACAAAAGACGGGGAATGGACAGCAATATCGCCGCTCCTGCTCATTTGATTAAGATGCGGACACCCGAGGAAAAGCTTCTCAAAAAAATATCAAAAGCCATGGATCTGTTAGCCAAGGCCAAGCCCGAGGAACCCGTAGTGTCAGGAACTCAGCCAAGGCCCGCCGGACCACCCGCAGCCCGCGACGGCTTTAGCCTGCCAGCAAAAGTCAAGAAGAACAAGAAATGTGCGGCCCACGGACTCAAAGGTTGTCCGATGTGTATGGGCAAAGCAAAGCCCCCTGCGGGGCCAAGTCTGTCGCCGATTGACAACAATCCATTCACGGGAAAAGCCAAAGTCAAGAAACGTGAGTTCAGTTCCGAACAACGAGACCGGCTTGCCGGTACTGGCGCCGCTATGCCTGACGGTAGCTTTCCCATCGCCAACCGAAGCGACTTGGACAATGCCCGCCAAGCTGTCGGTCGAGCCAAAAACCCAGGCCAAGCACGCGCCCACATAAGGTCACGTGCGGCTGCTCTTGGCGTAACGTTGCCCGAGGGTTGGTCAAAGAAGAATGCCAAACTCTTAATCAAGATAGCTGAGTTGGAAAAAGCTGCGGAGATGTTCGATTTGGAGGGTCACATGACCCTTAGCAAGCGGGGGCCTGATCTCGACTTGAAGAAGAGCGTAAAGACTACGACTGACACTGCTGACTTCGAACTGGGAGTAACTGATATGCCTGAAAACGTGAGTCTCGATCAGGTTCTAGAGTCGCTTATCAAGCGCGGCAAAGTCGTTACGAAGGCCCAACACCTTCAAATTGCGAAGTCTAATATCAAGAAAGCTCGTAAGGCTCGCATGGACGCCATGGACAACATCAAGGCGGCCCATGCTATGCACAAGTCAGCGTATTTGTCAAAGGCTAGCAAAGCCTCTAAGCCAAAGCCGCCTACCGACGATGATGCCGACGATTTCGATCACACCGGCGCCATGGAAAAGCTGGGCAAGGCGTACCAAAGCCTCGACTCAGTCAAGACCTTCATGAAGGCTGCTACGATGCACCTGAAAAAGGCAGCGTCACGCAGTGGTCAGCGGGGCGAGGAAGTTGGCGACGGCAAGGCTCCGTGGTACACCCCGCCAGCAGGCGTGCATGACATGTCACAGTCAGAGCTAGCGACTGCCGGTCCTGGCGGTGACAATCATGGGTCGACCCCAGCCATTCTTGACATGGAGACGGTTTATCCTGGCAAGTCGGCCAAGAAGTCAGCCAACAATGGGCTCATTACGTCGGAACACGCGCAAGCCCTTGTTAGGGCGGCTGCGGCAGAAGCGGAAGCAAACTTGCTAAAGTCGATGCCTGCCAACAATGGGCGGCGGCCTGTAGCCTTTGATGTGTCGAAGCTTAGCGGCAGCAACGACACGACAGCGACTGCTAGGCTCTTAGAGGGTGTTGACGCCAACGGACTTGTGTCTGACGAGGAGCATATTCGCAAATCTGCTGTCGGTCGCTTGATCGGCAACATGATTACGAATGGCCAAGGCAGGTCGGTATTCGATCCCAATTTCCATGGGTCGGCCGGCGGCTAAGGGACTTGAGTGGGGCCTAAGTTAAAAACTTCGCTTTCTATATCTTGGGAGTAAAGACTATGGCTGCTGTTCCTGTTCCTTTCACCGGCCCCGGTGGTATGGGCAATGAGTTCGTCGGCGCACTGTTGGCGAATGAAAACTTTGAACGACTCTTGCAGAAAAAGCTTGGCACGTTTGCGAAAGCTGACACCGTAAGCCAAGCAACGAACTTGCTTTGGTACGACCTCAAACCCGTTGTCCACATGCTTTATCCGTACCGGGAATTGATCCCGCGCATTAGTCGCCTCCCGCGCGTACCAGCTGACGGCGGCAACGCTTACCATTGGAAGCGTATCGTTGGGATCAATGTCGGAGGTATCTCCTCCGGTGTCTCGGAGGGAAATCGGGGAACTCGTATTGCCATCCAAGAACAAGACCTGACGGCAGCCTATAAGACCCTGGGTTTGGAGTCCAGTGTCACGTTCGAGGCCCGGCTTGGCTCGCGGAACCTGCAACCCGAAGCGTTGGGTATCAGTGTGCAGTCGGCATTGCGCAGCTTGATGATCGACGAAGAAAAGATCCTCATCAACGGAAATGCCAGCCTCCCGTTAGGCACCACGCCAACCCCTGTGACTGGTGCGTCGGCTATCAGTGGCGTCGTTGGGTCATTGCCGGCAACGATCTATGTTTGCTGCGTTGCTTTGTCGGGATTTGGCGTCGTTGGCTATACTCCGTACAACTCGGGGCTTGCGCTTGGTGGCGTACCAGGTCAGCTGACCAAGCAGAATGCCGACGGAACCACTGACACCTTTGGTGGTGGCTCAGCCCGACCATCTGCGATTGCTACACAAGCAGTCACGGGCACAAACTCTGTCACTGCCACTGTGACGCCGGTTGTTGGTGCAGTCGGCTATGCGTGGTATGTTGGGGCGACGAATACGCCGGCCACGATGTACCTTGCGGGGCTTACGCCGACGAACCAAGTCATTATCTCCAAGGTTCCCGCAGCAACCAGCCAACCGTTGTCGGCAGTGTATGTCACTGGCTCACCAGTCGATAACTCGACCGATGTTCTCGTGCCGGATGGCATTTTGCCGCAGATCTTTGGCGCCATTATGGGTCCAGATCCGGGTCGTGGCATGGCAACAAATCCCATGCTGCCGACTGGCGTCGGCCTGAGCCAAGGCGGAAGCATTGTTTATACGATGCCGACCGGCAATACCGGACTTACAATCACTGGGTCGACCATTGCCGAGTTCGACGCCGTCTTGAGGGCCGGTTATGACCAATATAAAGTTGGTTATGATCGTATCCTGATGTCGAGCGCCGACATGCTGGACTCGTTCGGTGCGATGCTTAACCAGGGCTCGGCAGCGAACATTTATCGTGTCCTGTTTGACGCCGATCAAGAAACTGGCCGGATTGTGGCCGGTCGCAAAGTCACGTCCTACATGAACAAGTTCTTCAACAACACGTTGGACGTGGAAGTTCATCCGTACTTGCCGCCAGGGACGATTATTTTCTGGTCGGACAGGTCGCCGTATGAACTCAGCGGTGTCGCCAACATTCTTGAGGCACGTGTTCGTCAGGACTATTATCAAATTCAATGGCCCTGGCGTTCCCGTCGCTACGAGTATGGCGTGTACGTGGACGAGGTCTTTTCCATGTACTTTAGCCCAGCGTTCGCGGTTATCACTAACAAAAATCCGATCGGCGGCACCTTTATTTACTAACTCTTGCCAACGAAAGGAGTTCTGTTATGTGGTTCCGATTTCCGCCAGGCTGGGACTCGATTAACGTCGAGCAACAGGACTTTCCGTCAGTGTTTAAGGACCAGGATGGGAACAATTATATGGTCGCCCCGGAAGTTCTAGCCGACCGAATACTTGTTATTCCAGGGTTTGCAGTTGTTGGGCGTCCGGAGGGCGCCCCAAGCACCATCAAAGACGATACACCAGCCCCAAGTAAGGTTGATCCACTGGCCCAACTTTCAAGCCAAGTTGAAACGTATCGGCTTGAAAACGAAGTCCTTAAGCAAGGTGTTGCCGACCTGACCAAAGAGCGTGACGGCCTAAAGGCCGAAATCGCCGCTCTACATGGCATCATCGAGCGTGAGTTCGGCGAAGAAAAGGCCGAAGAAGTCAAAGCTGAAGTGCCATCGACTCCGACAGCAACTGTTGGCCCAACTGGTGCGACTGGGCCAACTGGTGACACTGGTGGGTCGACAGGATCAACCGGGCCAACCGGAAGTACCGGAGGTACTGGTACTACGTCGACGTCAACGAGTGGTACGCGGAAGTAAGTCATGGGAGCATTAGCGACGGGAGATCTGACAACCCTGGCGACAGCCAAGGCGTACTTGCCAGCAGCGCCAAACGACGCGGTACTGTCGGGTATGATAACTCGGGTCTCCCGAAGCATTTTAGGACATATTGGCCGAACTACGTTGGTCCCAACTAATTACGTCGAGAAATATAATGGGCAAAACACCGATCAGCTAGTTTTGTATAACTGGCCGTTAATTGAATTGACTGAGCTAAAAGTTCATGGTACGGTTATTCCAGTTGCTAACGTTCCTACGTTCAGTGGGTT